CGCCTTGGTTTTGGGTTGATTTCGTTTTGGAAACAATGCAACAAAATGCGGAAACGATTTTTCAATATGCGGCGGAAAATCTTTCGTTTTTGAATTTTGAGGAATATATTTATTTATTATATTATTATTTATATTGTCATTATTATTTATATTGTCATTATAGTTTATATTGTCATTATAGATATTAATATCATTATATTTTCTTTGTGTCGGATTTTCCGTTGCGGCTAATCCAACGCGGGGTGTCGGATTTTCCGACGCGGTGGGGTCAATCAAATGATAGTTATACCCACGAAAAACACCTTCGTTTTTTACAGTTTCAAGGCGCACCAAACCGAAGGTTTCAAGTTCCTTCAGTCGGGCGCGAATGGCATCTTTGCCTTCCTTAAAATTGTTTGCACAAAATGAAATGGTCACCGGTTTGTCGTTGTCATGCGAAAGCAAATAACAATACAAACCAACCGCGCCAAGGGAAATCCCTTGAATCCGAAAAATTGAAGTCGGGACGGGTGTGAATATATCAAACCGCTTTGGCTTGAATATCATGTTAAATTTCATTGTTTCGTTGTTTCTTTTATTCTTCCTGAAGGTCGTCAATGATTTCCTTCACCTTGTCGCAAAACGTTCTTATTTCGCCGAATTTTGATAGTATCATTTCAAAAGGAATGATGTCATTTTCGTACAAATCCCAAAGGATTTCAATCAATAAATCAAATTCAACGCGGGTCATTTTACCGACGTATTCGTAATTGAACACAAAACCTTCCGGGGCGCTTTGCGTCCAACGGATTTTTTGATTTGATTCGTCAAAGTAAACGTTTCTATATTTCATTTTAAATGTTTTTAACCTTGAAAAAGTACAAATCCAAAACACTTTTGACATCGTCAAAATTGTACAAAACATGCGTTTCCCAACCGCATTGCTTTAGCCATTCCAACCATTGAATTTGTGATTCGGTCGGCTTGTTGCGACCAACCTTTAATTCAATTGCAAGCCCGTTGTAATCACAATTTGTATTGAAAATCATTAAGTCAGGGACGCCGGCTTTTGAACCAAGGTGTTTGAATTTAAATCTTTCAAACGGTGTGCGACGCCCTTCATTCGGAACGTGTGTGAAAATTGCTTCAGGATATTCCCAATTTAAGTATGTGACAACACTTCTTTGAAGTTTGTCTTCTTCACCCAAATACTTTTTGAAACCTTTCAAGTTGTTTGTTTTATCAAAATTAAACAAAAACATTTTAATTTTGCAAATTTTTTATTATTTCTTTTAACTTTCCATTTTCCATTAAAAGTTGATTATACCGAAATGTCAATTCCTGAAGTGACATTTGTTCGGTCTTTTTTTGAACGTCATTTTTTAATGTTTCATAAATCGATAGAAATTTTTCTTTGAATTCTTTGTCAGTTTCCATAAAAATAGGAAAGTTTTTAATTCCATGTAAAACGGTCGCATGATTCTTGTTGACCGTCTTTGCAATCTTTGACAAATTCATATTTGTAAAATAATAGCAAAGCCAATAATAAATCATTCGCGCCTCAACATATTTTTCAATTCTTGTCGGTTCGTTGATATCAATGTTAAAAAAATTATTGATTCTTTTTTTGATTAATTTGTGCGTTTCCATTGTTACAAAATTAAAGTGCCGTCGTCTTTCACTTCAGCGGTTTGGTGTCCAAGTGCAATCCCGGTTTCCTTGTAAAACTTCCAATCATGAAACGCTTGTTTCCAACCTTCACGACCGTATTCAATCATTTGTTCACTCATTGCGTAAACTTCAACCGAAAACGGGTGTTTGGTTTGTACGGCAATGAATCTGAATTCGGACGGTTCAAGACCTAACATTTCCGAATAGAACACCGCTTGAATTGGATATCCGTATTTGTAAACGTCACGACGAAACGCCTTTGGCGAATTATCTTGACATGTTTTTATGTCTGAAATGAACCCTTCTTTATAGTTTATAACGTCCGGGCGAATACGAACGTCAACGCCTTCATGTTGTTTGTAATGTGATACTTCAATTTCACCGGTGCAATACTTTCGCGCCAATTCATGGGAATTGTAATTCCCCGAAATGCTTGAAACAATTTCGTTTTCGTCGGCGGTCAAAAGTATTTTTCCCTTTGACATTTCTTCATGCTTTGCCTTTTCTTCTTTGCCGGCTTTTGTGCGCCCGTCAATCTTTGGCATGACATGAAAGTCGTTTATATATTCCGCCGGTTCCAACATTGCCGCATGTACCGCCGAACCAAGGTTCATTGCTTTTGACGAAAATGCTTGACGTTGCAAAAATTTTTGAACCGAATTTTTATATATGTATTTCAGTCCCGACGCGCTGATTGCGTCGCTTGAATGATAAACTTCGTTTGTATCTTTAATTTTCTTCATTGTTTGTAAATTTAAAACCCCCCGAATGACCGGGGGGAGTTCCCTTTGATTGCTAAATTAAAACGGCAAGTCGTCGTCGTTTCCTTTGACAACTTGGTCGTTTGGAATAGTTTCAAAATTGTTTGCTTTTGAATCCGGTTCCCATGTATTCAAAGCGGCGTAAGGTTTGCCCGCTTTTGACGTCAAAAGGTCAACATTCAACCAACCGTTTTTGTTGTGTTCTTTCACGAATTTCGCGAAGTCTTCAATCTTAAATGAAAGCGAACCAATGACAAAGTCCGGTCGGCTTGGGTTTTGCTTGACGATTAAACCGTTGACAAGCGTTTTTGTGTTTTCCATGTGTTAAAAAATTAAAATTAATAGTTAAAAAAAATGTTTACGCGCTAAATTTTTGCACGATTTTTTCGCGTTGTTGAGCGCTGACTTCGAATTTTTCAAACACCTTTTTTGCTTGGTGTGGTGTCCCATTCAAAGTTTTTTCCAATTGGTCATTTGAAAGTTTTGGTTTCGATTGTGGCTTGGTTTGTTTGGATTGATTGTTGACCGCGTTTGCAACTTCTTCAGCCGACGCGATTGACGTGTCAATTCCGATTCCTAAATAACCAAGCGCGCGTCCAAGTGCGGACGTGAAACCATTTTCAACAAATGATGTTTTATTGATATAAGAACTATCGCGGTATTCTTGCGAATGCGCCGACGCTTTTTCCGCGCCGTTGTCATCTACAATTGTGACTTTGAAAACTCCTTCCTTGTCATCTATCGAAACAACTGATTCAACAATTGACCATCCTTTGAATTGTGGTTGGTTATTAAAGTGAATCAATCGTTCATTGACGGGAATGTATTCCTTCCCCTTTATGCTTATTTTCTTCATTGTTCAAAAAAATTAGACGGTCAAATCCCGCATTGACCAATTTGTTCATTTCATTAATCGTAATCGAACCGGGATTTTCGACGCGACTTTTTAAAGTTGGCATTGTACAATCAAGGATTTTGCACACGTCAAAACGTTTCAGTTCCAACCGTTGCAATTCTTGTTTGAAATGCCATTCAAAGATTCCATTCATATTTTCAAAATTTTGAATGATAGTGTTTAATTTTTGAAAAACCAATTCTTGGCTTTCATGCCAATTTTCGGATTGCGTTTTTGCGTTCCTAATTGTTGACAACACTTCGGCAATTTCGTTTCGCGAAAGTGTGATTGTGATTTCTTTTTTGTTCATAATCAAAGCGAATTTACAAAAATTATTTTTAAATAAAAAAATTTATTTTAAAAAAAACCCCCGCATTCATAATGAAATTGGGGGTCAGCAAACAAGGGAAGGGACTTTTATTTGATTAAATTTAAAAACGAACTTGAAACGTCGTCATCTTGATTTGGAACGTGCATGACAACGGAAATTTGATTTGATTTGACAACATATTCCATTGAATCAATCATGCATGAAACGGGTTCGTGTGTTGGATATTCATTTGAAACCGGAAGTTTGACGGCGTTAAATGAAGACAAAGCAAATACGTCATCATTTGAATATGAAATAGCGGTGTCAAGTGTATATGAACTTGCATTGACTGAAGTGATTTTGACAGGCGTTGTGATATTTCCGCCGGTAACATACCAACCAACCTTGTCGTTTAAAGTATCAACATCATTTGTGTTCAATGTAGTTGTTGAAGAACCCGACGAACTTGTTGTCACAAATTTTTCACTAAAATTCACCCAAATCTTATATAAGGGCGAAATGAATGTTGAATAAATATCGTTGCGAAACGTCCCTTCGTATCTTGTGACATGCGTTCTAAAATCATTGATTTTTTGTTGTGTAACCCTTTTTTCAATTACATCGATATCGGAATCTTGTGCGCCTCTTGCTTCAAATGTAATCCTAAAAGGTTTGTAATCTGATTCAATGATTTTTGAATTTGTTGTGACTGTTCTTTGTGCGATTTTGTCTTTATAAATTGGATTGTCACGTCTTAAAAATATATTGTCCAAATACAAATAATTTAATGTCGTTGAACTACTTCGATAAGGTAAATAAATAATGATTTCAAAGCTGACCGAACCCGCATTTGTGTCCATTGTAATATCAAGGTCAACTTCACCAAATTGATTTTCTTCTTGTATTTCAACATAGTTGTTTGCCGTTGATGATTGCCAAGTGTCGTTTGATGCGTTCCAATATCTTACCGTCCCGACAATTGTTCTTTTGATATCATAATTAAACCGTGGAACCGAACCTGAAATTGTACCGTCAAAATAATAAATCGCGCCAAATGTAAGTTTGTCACCGTCTGTAAAACCCGACAAGGGCGCGTTGTTTGTATTCAGCATCAATGTAAACGTTGATGCATTTGTTGTTGAATTGTTTGTTCTAAACGATTTTTTTCCTGAAGCAATTATATCGTATTCACCAATTGTCCCGCGACTTGATGTGATTGTCCAATCGTTTGTTGGAAGTTCAAATGTCGGGTCATAGTTTGCTATTTCATTGAAATTATTATAAGGGTCAATCTCAATGTTGTTTGAAATTATTTTAGCCGGCGGAATATATTCAACAACAAGGTCATTGTTTATTGGTGTCAAATCTTTTTTCGTTTCCAACAAAGCATCAATAATTGAAGCTCCAACAAAAGTTCCTGTTGAATCATATCGTAAAAATTGCGGCAATTCGTTTTCTTCTTGTTGCAATCTTTTTGTTTCGGCGTCCCTTATATTTGACGAAATTGTACCGTCAAAAACATCACTAAAAAAACCAAAATCATTGTAGTCTGAATTTGAAATGATATTCCAACGCCCAATTGCTTGAAATATGCGACAATTCATTGTCTTTAAAGTGTTTTCAATATATTCTTTGCAATTGACCACCTTTAAATCATTATCATACTTAGCGCCCCCAAATCCCGCAGTTGCGTCCGGTAGATATCCCGTTGAAACATTGTTTGTTGTTCTCAATCCGGTGCAAAAATAAACGTCCAAACCAAGGTTTGTTTTTGAAATGCAATCATTCACCAAATTTTCACGAAGGCGTCCGGTTCCCCCGACCGCGCTTGTAAAACCGTCACCGTTGTTTATTTCAATAAACTTTGAATCCAAAATTCCAATTCCGTCGTGCGCTTGCAAACTAATTTGATAAGGCGGTGATGCCATTGCTTGTTTGTAAGAATCGGTCACAATAAATCCAACCCAATACAAGAGGTAAGTGTTTGTTGGGTTTTTAAAATAAATTTTGACTTGATATTCTTCTTCATCAAAAGCATAAAAATTGTCATATTGAACGTCATCGGTGACAAATAAATTTATTGTACAAGTTGAACCAATGATTGGCGAATAAAAGTCGTCGTCGCCGTCCCACTTAATTGAAAGCGGTTCGGCAGTTCCAATCAAAGGCAACACCGCGTCTGAATAGTTATCTTTTAAAATTTCGATTTTTTTCCCATTCCCCAAAACGTCGGAAAATTCAAGTCTATATTTTACCCCGTAAGCCATTTTTTTTTATTTAATACGTCCACGATTTGTTTCAGCGCGTTGCAATGCAACGACAAGGTCTTGACCGCGCAATTGGAATGAACCGCCAACGTCAACTTGTTGTGCGCCCCTTGGTTGAATCATTGATGTCAAACGGTCAAGCGGTGCAACAACTTCAGGGTTTTGACGCGCACCGGTGTATTCACCAAACATTCCCATTGTTGGCGACGAAACAATTCCCCCGTCGGCAAACTTTGGAATCTTTTTGAAAGCCCCGCCAATCGCGGCGGTTGCCCCGGCAATAAGTGCCGGAAGTACAAACGCGGCAAATGGACCGGCGGCGGCGGCGGATTGTGCGGCGGCGGTAACACCTAAAGACATAGATTGTGCAAGGTTGACCGCAATAAATTGCAATGCGCCTTGAATTAATGTTGATAAAAATGAACCCATTGCGCTTTCGGAATCACCAACAAGACCGGCAAAACCTTCACCAATTGCGGCAAATCCCCCAACCATTGCCGCACCTAATTGGTCATTGATTGCCGCGGTTCGTTCCATTGACGCTTTTATTTTGTCGGCATTTTGCGCGGCATTTGTAGCTTCATTGTTTCTTTGAATCATTCGTTGTGTTGACGACTGAATCATTGAATCGGTCATTGATGTTTCAAGTTCCGACATTCCTTGAAATCCAATTGGTGACAACGTCCCGGTGTCTTCACCCAAACCACTCATGATTCCTTTTGATGTTATTCCGCCGGAATCATCAACGGCGGTGACTGAAGTCACTTTTGCGCGTTGTGCTTGATTGTCTGAAATTGCAGTTGTATTGTCCGAAACAAGTTGTGTGTTTTCCGCAAGGATAGTGTTGAAGTCGTCAACCGCTTTGTTTTCGGCTTGTTGTGTTTGTTCAACGCTTTTTAGGGTGTCAAGTTGTTCTTGATATATTTCAATGCTTTTTGTAATTCGGCGCGCTTGTTGTGATTTGTTTCTCGCGTCTGAATTTTCAAGGTCGTCAAGTTGTTGTTTATAATCGGAAATTATTGTTTCCAATTCCTGAACACTTTTTCCGCTTGTAAGTACTTCGCGTCGCGCTTCTTTTTGTTTTTTAGAATACTTTGACAATGCCAACCCCAAAGCGGTAACACCCGCGGCAACCGCAACAAGTGGGTTTGCCATTAATGCAGTTGTCAAAACTTTAAACGCAACGGTAACCGCCGGAAGTATTGACAGAATTGAACCAAATCCGGTTGCAATTTTTCCAATAAAAATAAGTGCCGGACCCGCAGCGGCGGCAATTCCCGCAATTGTCAAAATTGTTCTTTTTGTTGATTCGTCTAAACTGTTGAATTTTTCAGTTAGATTCGTTATGAAATTTGTGAATCTTTCAATTGTAGGGACAAGGGCGGTAAGTAAAACAGAACCAATTTCAGTAAGCGAATTGCGAACCGAAACCATTGCCTTGTCAAGTTTGAATGATGCGGTTTCTGAAGTTCTTTCAAATGCTTCAGCGGTTGCGCCCTGAACATTATTTAATTCAGAAAATATTTCACGCGTTGAATCTACGCCCGCACCCAACAAATCCATGACCCCGGACAATGCGCGAACGTTTCCAAATACACGCGCAGCGGCTTGGTCATTTCCTTCAAAGTTTTGTTTTAATATTTCAAGGGTTGCCAATAAACCGTCTTCACGAATTGTTTGACGAAGGTCAGCCGACGACAATCCCATTTCCGAAAGTGCGTCTTCAGCGTCTTGCGTTGGTTTTAACAAGCCATTAAGTATTCCACGCAATTGTGTTGATGCAACCGCGGCGTTCGTACCCGTTCGGGACATTGCCGCAAATGCCGCACCCACTTCGTTGAATGAAACACCCATGTTTGACGCAATTGGCAAAACCGAACCCATTGCGCTTGCAAGTTCAGTTGATTCAAGTTTTCCTTCACGAACCGCAGCAACCAAAACGTCGGTTGCGTCCGACGCCCCCAAGGTGTCCGCACCATAAGCATTCATTGCGGACGTTGCAAGGTCGGCAACAGTTGCGGTGTCACCAAGTCCAACCGCGGCGGCTTTTAAAGACGCGTTCAAAACGTTCATTGCTTGTTCACCTTCCAAACCGGCGGACGTAATAAAAAACAATGCGTCGGCGGCTTCACTTGCTGAACGCCCGGTGTCGGTTGCCATTTGTTTTGCGGTTTCCCCCATTTTAGCAACTTCTTCACTCGCAATCCCAACAAGGGATTCAATCTTTGTCATTGATTTGTCAAAGTCGGCGGCAAGTTTAATTGATGCACCACCCGCCAAAGTAAGGGGCAATGTCAAACTTTTTGAAAGTTTTGTTCCGATTGCTTGCGCCTTAGTTCCGAAAGATTTTAAACGTGCGCTTGTTTTATTTAACGCCGACTCAAGTTGCGAAGAATCTCCCGTCAATATGACTTTCAATGTGTTTGGCATGAACTAAGTTTTCAACAAAAATACGAAAATAAAAAAGGACTTTATTGTCCCTTTTGTTTCTTCAATTTTTCAACGCGCTTCAAAAATTCCATTGCTTGTTTCGGGTCTGACTTAGGTTTGCCACGTTCCAAATAAACGTCTTGTGGCAACGGAAAAAGTTTATCCGGTGTAATCATTTGCGCCCGTTTGTTGCAATTGGTATTGAACAACATTGTTGAAATGTACCGGGTTCGTTCCCATTCCAAGTTTTGCTTGATGTTAAATGATTCACCAAGCAATTGATTTTCTTTCCAAGTGTATTGCCAAAACTCATTCGGCGAAATCCCGACTTGACCGATGTAGTAATCAAATAAGTCGTCCCAAGTCAGCCGGGTTTTTACTTTCCCGCCTTTTTGGTTGTTTTTACAACGTTGCGTTTGATACCAACATTAAGGTCATTTCCAAGGATTTTTGATTCGGTCATTGCCGTCACAATACCTTCCAATTGTTCGGAATCTAAGTCGTCAAGCCATGCGCCAACTTGAAACATGTTGAAATCAATTTCATTTCCTTGTTCTTGTTCATTTGCTAAAATAGCCGAATAAACAATTGCGCGAATCATATTAAGTGAAACGCCGTTGTCAAAGATTTTGCCAATTTCATGCAATTTAATTTCAAGGACTTCGGTCAAGTTAGCCCAAAAATTCATGCTAAAATGTAACGTGCGATTTTTACCACCAAGTTTGACGGTGTAAAATCCCCTTTTTCTGTTTGCCATTATGTACCCCTTTTTACGTTATTTTATTAATTCGTTGACTTGGTGATTGCACCGGTCAAAGTAAGTGAGCCCGAATATGAAACGGGACTTTCCATTTCCGCGCTAATTTCAACACTTGATAAAAACGCGTCGGCGGAATAAACCGCGTCGCCCGTTTCTTCAGTTCCAAATGAAACGTCAAGTTTTGTGCGCGCCAATAAGAAATCCGCAAGTTCAATCGCGTTCTTTGGTGTTGGTGAACCGCTTTCATCATAAACAACTAAACCATCAAATGAAATTTCCCCGGAAATTACACCGGCAATCACTTCTTGATAGCCGCCCGAATCTTTTGTTGTAGCTTCCGGCAAATCGTTTGAAAGTGAAATTGAACAAGATGTTGTGTGACCAACTTTTGCAAGTGTACCGCCGTTTGTGTCAAGTTTCACAATTAGGTCAGTTCCGTTGAAAACTCCTGATGTTGCCATGGTTTAATGATATTAAATTTTATACAAATATACGTTTTTTTAATTTGTCAAACTTCATTCCAATTTATGTCAATTTGTTCCCAAATACCAAGGGCGGCGTTCCAAACTTCACCGTCGGTTTCGTCAATAATTGAAAACAATCCGGTGATTGAAATTTCAATGTCAAAGGTTGTTGCAACTTCACTGTCCGCAACTTGTTCAACGCTTGTCAGAAATCCTTCGCCTTGAAAAACCAAACCGTCCGCCCCGGTCGATTGTGTAAAAAAGAATTCAGCACGTTGGCGCGTCAATACCATGTCCGCAAGTTCTTCAAAGTTTACCGCGTCGTCGTAGTTTACCAAACCGGACGCCGAAACACTACCGGAACGAACGCCCGCAAGAACTTCTTGAAATCCCGCTGAATCTTTGCTTGTGCTTGTTGGCAAATCAACGTTCAAAGATACCGCCGTTTCGGTTGTGTGACCGATTGCAACGTCGTCTTTATACAACAAAAAAGTTGTTCCGTTTATTACACCCACCTTACAAAGTTTTTTTCAAGGCGTCAACAAACGCGTTTTTCCCGAATTCAAGTTGTTCTAAATTGAATTTTGAATTTACGATTTTACGGTCTAAGTCCGCAATGTGATTGACAAGTGCCTTTTGTTCGTCTTTTAAATCTTCAAAAAAGTATTCTTTTCCGTCGATTTCAATAGGGGTCTTTTTTTCTTTTCCCATGATTTTAGGTTTTAAAAATTAATAAATAAATTTATTCTTCAACGCTTTCGGTTTCAGTTTCTGTTTCAGTTTGTTCAGCCAATTGCAAATCAACGTGTGTTGGACTGACAATGCTTTCAATTTTTGCGTCAAGATTTGCTTTCAACGAATCCACGTCAAGTTTTAATTCAAGCCAACCTTCAATGTCTGATTGCGTAAGTGAATCAAATGAAATGAATGAATCCGCTTCAGGCGCTTCAAGTCCGCATGAACCGTAAACGTCAACAACGTTTTCGTTTTCGTCGGTTGCTTGCAATCGCCAATGTATTGTTTCAATGACGTTTTGCATTCCGTCATTTTCGATTTTTGCATGTAGGTTGCTTACAACCCAATTATAAGTATTTGCCATTTTTTTATGAATTTATTTGTGATTTTAAAGTTTCGATTTCGGCTTTCAATTCTTGTATTGCTTTGATAAGTATAGGCACAAATACGGAGTATTTAACTGACTTTGTTGTAGTGCCTAAATCAACTTTTTCTTTAGTTACGTTTCCATCTTCGTCTGTTACTTCTTGTTCTTCAAAGTCAGTACTCTCGTCAATCATTGAAGGGAAAACGTCTTCTAATTCTTGTGCAACAACACCTATTTGTTTTTTATCTTCACCAATATAGTTAAAGTTCCTAACCTGTACTTGCATTAAGTCATCTAACTTAGGAGAAGCATCTGTTACATTCTCTTTTAGTTTAGCGTCTGAGATAGCGCCATACGAGTTGTTAGAGTTTACTATATTACCATTTGTATAAATAATTATTCTGTTTGCACCTGCTGCTGTACTATAACCTCTAAAAAAGCCCTCTGTTGTATTATTTGCATCAGAAGTTGCGCTAAAGTTATATGTATTACCATTTCTTGTACAAGTTATTGTGCCATCAGTTGAAGTTGTGGCAACTAATAAATTCCCCCCACTCGTAATGCGCATACGTTCACTAATTCCATAAGGATTATCACTACTTGCGGCGGACGTCGTGTTGAATGTAATATGCGCACCCTCGTTGTCACCGTCAGCCAACGCAACCATTGACGCAACCGTGTGATTGTCAGTTGCAGTCCATTGCAAAGCACCAATTGCCCCCACGTCGGTTGTGTTTGTTCTTTGTAAGGTAATGACCGATTGTGCGCTTGTTGATGCAATGTGAATTAATTGTTGCGGGTCATTCGTGCCAATTCCCACTCGACCACTCGAGTCGATGCGCATACGTTCTGTTGCTGAAGCACCATTTCCACTTGTGCTAAATCCAATATAAGTTTCATCGGTATAACCGCCTGTGCCTTCAACACCAAATGACAATTTAGAATTACCTGCAACGCCGTTTGAAAACTCAATAGCAGAACCACCATCATTATTATTGAATAATTTTATAGCAGTTGGGTCTAAATCAGAAGTAGCAGCTACGTCATTTCTCACATAAAGTTTGTGGGTTGGAGTACCGCCTATGCCGACGTTGCCGCTTGAATCTATGCGCATACGTTCTGTGTTTCCACCTGTTGCAATAACAAAGTTATTTGCTGCTTGAACGCCTAAGTCGTTAACACTACCTCCTAAAACAGTTTGACTTCCCGTACCAACATACGCAAAATCACCATTGCTATTTTTATAAGTATTAAATAATCCCGTAGTAGATGACTCAAATTTTGCAGTTGCATTTGTTGCTACAATATGGAATTTAGCACCACTTGGTGTTACTCCAATACCGACGTTGCCTGACGAATCGAGTCTCATTTTTTCAACATCATTAATTGCAAAAACTATTGGAATAGAAGTTATAGATGCAATAGCTAAAAGACCACTGTCGGAAAAAATAGTACCATATCTTGTGTCAGATGTTCTTAAATTTATTCTGCTACTACTTGAACCATTTAAAGTAAGGATTGAATCAGGACTATCAGTTCCTATGCCGACGTTGCCACTCGAATCGATACGCATTCTTTCTGTTGGTGTAGCACCTGTTTTTACTTTAAAAATTCCGTTAGAACTAATTTCAGCACCATCTACGTTGTTTTCAGGAGTAAAATATCTGTCGTCATTAAATTTAATTTTTGCACCTGCTGAAAGTTTTATGTCGCCATTTACGTCTAATTTAGCTGTCGGACTCGACACGCCTATACCGATGTTGCCGCTACTATCTATTCTTAATCTTTCACTATTATTTGTGTAAAATCTTAATTGATTTAAACTGCTACTACCAAAAATTGAAGCTGTTGTGCCACCAAATTTTAATT